CACACTCAGACAGAGCAATCGCTCTTAAAGTATTCTCAGGAGAAGTATTAACTTCATTCGAAGAGAACAACATCTTCATGGGACTAGTACAAACTAGAACTATTTCTTCAGGTAAGAGTGCTCAATTCCCAGTTATTGGTTCATATACTGATGCTGTAGCTGAGCACGTACCAGGTACTGATATTGATGTATCAGGAATCGCAGCTGGTGAAAGAGTTATTACTATTGATAACTTAAAATATGCATCTGTATTTGTAGATAACTTCGAAGAAGCAATGTCTCACTATGAAGTTAGAGGACAATACTCTACTGAAATGGGTAGAAAGTTAGCACAAACAATTGATGGTGACGTAGTTACTACTCTTAGAACTTGTGTTGGTGGTGTTGCCGCTGCTACAGGTCAACCTACTCCAGAAGCTGCTGCAATTGATGCAGGTGTATTAATTGCTGATGCTGCTTCTGTTAAAGGTAACAAGATTATTGATGCTATGTTCCAAGCACAAACTATCTTAGATGAAAAAGATGTACCAGGTGAGAGATACGTAGTTGTAACTCCTGCTGATTACTACAACTTAGTTCAATCTGATAAAGGTACAAACAGTGACTATACATCTGGTAACGGTGGTATTGATGCTGGTAAGATTACTAAGATTGCAGGTAACAACATCTTAGTATCTAATAGATTAGCTACTGGTGAGATTGTAGTATTCACTACTAATGCAATTGGTATTGTTAAATTACTTGACATCAAATCTGAAGCTAACTACATCCCTGAGAAATTAGGTGATTTAATGACTTCATCTTACGCAATGGGTTATGGTGTACTTAATCCAGCTTGTGTAGTAACAATCGACGCTGCTGCTGCATAAGCATAAGCAATTTATAAGGACTGGCTATTAATTTAGCTGGTCCTTTTTTTTGGTTTGAGATATGAGGCCAACAACAACTATAATAAACTAAAGGAAAGATATGAATAAATTAAATAATGCAATTAATATCATACTACAAAACCTAGGAGAACAAACACTAGGAGCTACTGAAGCTATAGATGGTATATTTGAAGCAGAACAAGCTAGTCTTGTACTAGACGAGATTAAAACACAAGTGTTAGCATTTGGTTATAACTTTAATACAGATAAGGTATGGGAGTTTGTACCTGATATGGATGGCTACATAGCTATACCTGATAATGCACTAAGTGTAGACCCTACAGATACAGGACAGGACTATGTTGTTAAGGACCACAAGCTATATAATAAAGATGATGTTACTTATGTATTCACATCTACAGTAGAGGCAGAGGTTATATGGGATGTACCATTTGATGATGTACCTTTAATTGTACAACACTATATTGTTACTAGAGCATCGCGTATGTTGGTACAGAGGTTAACAGGTAATGAGACAATGTTACAATACCTACTTAATGACGAAGAGAAAGCTAAAGTAGAAGTGTTAAATTGGGACTCTGATATAGGGGACTATAACGTATTTGACTCTAGTACAACTATGAGGATTATAAATAGAACTACAAATCCTAGAGGATTGAAAGGATAGATAATGTTAATTAATCAAACACTACCTGGATTATATAATGGAGTTAGTGGTCAAGCACCTGAGCTCAGACTGGACACACAGGTTGAGGAGATGATAAATTGTTATCCTAGTGTAGTTACTGGTGTAGGTAAAAGACCACCACTAGAATACATGGCTAATAATACATCACTAACGGAGGATGTATTTGTTCACACATACGATAGAGGAGATGACTTAGAGAAGTACATCATAGCTATTGATGGGGGTAGCTGGTATACCTTCGACTTAGATGGTACTCCTATTAATAGTGGTACAGATGTCTATTTGACTACAGGAACTACACCAGCTAAAGAAGCATTTGCATTAACTACTATAGGGGATATAACATATATTGTTAATAAGACTAAAACAGTAGAGATGGATACAACACTAGGGTCAGATGTAGAAACAACATACTGGACACTAGGATGTAGTAACTATACATTAGTAGGTGAAGGTGGAGGATACCCTTATACATATACCACTGAAGGTACTATTGAAGTTACAGTTAATGTAGATGGTACACCTTATATTAAGACACTTTATATTAATACCTCTCTAGAGACAGAGGATGCACAATATAATACTGAAGTTGAAGTACTAATTGCTGAGGCATTAGTAGACATAGTAATAGCTATAGAAGATATTAACCATAGTGGGCCTAAAGGATTAGCTTCTGATGGTTCACACACTATAACATTAGGTGTAGCATGGGTAGATGTTGTACATGGTACTGAAGGTACTACATCATATTCAATTATAGAGATAGAACCAGGTTCATGGGAGAGTCAATTCTTCTATTGGGTTAAACGTAGTGCTGGAGCAGCAACAGGTGATAGTGCTCTCTTACGACACACATACTACATATATAAGAATGGGGTATCATTAACGGAAGCGCTACACCATGACTCTACAGAAGCTGCTTCCTTATTAGCTGCTGCTATTGGAGGTATTGCTAGAGGCTCAGTAGTTATGAATGTAGCGGAGAGTAATGAAGCATACACAGGTAGTGATTCATGGGGTGACCAAGCTAGTGAGAGTTGGCAGGGACGTGTTAAGAGGCTTCAGGATTTACCTAATAACTTAGGTTTTGAAGGTAGTGTTATTCAAATCACAGGTGACGATAAATCTAACTTTGATGAATACTATGTACAATATATAGAGGGTGTGTATAAAGAAACAGTTAAGCCTAACCTATATAATACAATTGATGCATCTACAATGCCACACATCCTAGCTAGAGGACAAGATGCAGCTGGTGATATTAAGTTCTACTTTGATGTGATTAATGATAGTACTGAAATACCACTAGAAGATGAATATGGTAACATACTAAACACAAGTTCTTGGGGTGTGCGTACAGCAGGTGATGAGCTTAGTGCATCAGAGCCAAGCTTTGTAGGTAATACAATTACTGATGTATTTTTCTTTAAGAATAGACTAGGTCTTATATCTGGAGAGAATATAGTTATGTCAGAGGTAGGTGAGTATTATAACTTCTTCCCTACAACAGTAACTGATGTACTAGATAGTGACCCGATAGATGTAGCAGTAGATAGTAGTCAAGTGGTAGCACTTAGATATGCTATACCATTTAATAAAGAACTGTTACTATTTGGAGACAAAGCACAATTCATACTATCTGGTGCAGAAACACTAACACCTAAAGATGTATCAATACAGCAGTCAACAGCCTTCGATACTAACCGATTCATTAAACCAGTAGGACTTGGACCTAATGTATACTTTACTATTAATAAAGAAGAGACTACACAAGTTAGAGAATACTTTGTAGTACCTGATACTGCGTCTAATGACGCGGCTAATATTACAGCACATTGTCCACAATATGTACCAACAGGTATGAAGGTTATGGCAGGTAGTTCTAAATATGATATGTTGTTCATGGCTACAGGTAGTGATAATATCATTTATGTATATAGTTTCTACTGGCAGGGTGAAGAGAAAGCACAATCAGCATGGCATAAGTGGGTAATGCCGGAGAATGTTGTAAACATAGCTATGGTAGATTCTACACTAGCTGTTATGACAATGGATGAAGGTGTTATGAAGCTACACCATATAGTACTAGAGCCTACATCACTTACACAATATAGTGATGGAGTAGTTCCATATGAGGCTTCAATTGAATTAAGTAAATGGGGTATAGCTACAGGTAATGCTGGAGTAGACACATTAAGTGGCGGTCTTAAGTTTAAGGCAGTTAGGGTAGCTAATACAAATGGTGGGCCCTATACACTAATGGTAGAAAATAAGAGAAGAGTAGGTAGTGTAGATTACTACAATACTAAATCTCTTGATGATAAGAAATTTATGGTACAGGGTAATACAGATGATGTTATCCTGTCACTTAAAGATAGTGGAAGCACAAGCTTCAATATTACTTCATTGAATTATGAAGGTTTATATACTAATAATAGTAAAGGAATATAATGGTAAGTGATAAAGTACTACCTTCAAATGGTAGTCAGAGAATATTTACAATAGGATTAAATGTATTAAGTGAGAGCCATCTTAAAATATACCTTGATGGTGTAGCTATAAGTGCAGATGACTATGATTTAATTAACAATGCAGCGGTGTTTCACACTGCCCCTGCAGAAGGTACACTAACACTACAGGTAGGTACAACACCTGATGACTTGTTACTAACACCTACAGATGCAGGTATAGTTGCGGCTAATATGGATGATATACAAGACTTAGCCTTAGTAGCTAAGGATATCCAGAGATTAAATACAGGCTCTACAGCTAATAATATTGATAGGCTAGGGGATAGTGCAGATAATATAGATAGATTAAATATTGGTGATACTCCTAATGCCCTAGATAGAGTAGGTACAGTAGAAACTGTAGCAGCTGTGAATAGATTAAGTGAAGGATGGACTGCTAATAATATTGATAGACTAGAAGATAGTGCAGATGCTGTTGATAGATTAGGTGGGGATACTCCACATCCTCCAGGCTATACTGGTAATAGTTATACAGCTGATGGTATTGATAGATTGACTCTAGGGAATACACCTGATAATATAGATGCATTAAATTTATATAATCCATCTTTAGGCATTAATAGGCCTAGTGCTATTGATGTATTAGGAACACGAGGCTCAGAGTTAGACAATCTTGGAGATGATACTACTTCTGCTGCATTAGATAGACTAAATACTGGGGATACTCCAGATAATATTGATAGGCTTAATACAGGTACAACAGCAGCTAGTATTGACGTGCTGGGAGATACACAAACATCTGACGCTCTAGATAGACTAAATACTGGTGACACAGCGGATAATATAGATAGGCTAAACACTGGTATCACTGCTGATAGTATTGATAGATTGAATACAGGGGGTACAGCGAACTCTATTGATATACTTGGAGTACCGCAAGTAATTGATAACATTGCAATCGTATCAAATACCGCGAACTTAGCTCATATTATTACGGTAGCTGATGACTTAAACAGCCTCGACTTAAATGGTATTGCGGACGTTACTATTGTAGCAACAGACTTAAACCTTGGACTAGTTGGGGCTACACCAGACCCGTTACTGTCAAGTGTTAACAATGTTAGTAATAGTATTGCTGGTGTTAATACAGTAGCAAGCGTATCGGAACAAGTTGAAGCACTCGCACCTCTACATGTTGAGATTGCAGCACTAGGGGATTTAACGACTTCAGCAGCAATTGATAGGCTGAATACTGGTGGTACTGCCAATAGCATTGACAGACTAAACACCTTAGGGACAGCTGACAGTATTGATAGGCTCAACACCGGGCTTACGGCAGATAGTATTGATAGATTAAACACTCTCGGCACGGCTAATAGCATTGACTTACTAGGTACAGTGGATGCAGTAAGTGACATGAATACTCTAGCAACAACTGCAGTATTGGCTGACCTAAATGTACTTGCACCTGTTGCAACACAGCTAGGCTTGCTTGGAAATGCTGCAACAATCACAGACCTATCCATTCTTGCAACCGCAGATGTTGTGGCTGACTTAAATACA